GAGTTCATAGAGCACTGCCGAGTGAGATGGGCAGACACCACTGCATACCTAAAGACCGTTACTCCAAAACCAAAGAGACGCTAGAAACAAATCAATGAACGATAAGCACGACAACCCCAAAGACTTCCCACTGGGCATGGACGACGTACTGAATAACTACAGCGACGTTCTAGGCACACTGGGCTACGTCAATGCACTGGCCAGTGACGCTTTGGAGTCAGACTTCATAACCCGCTTTGGCTACCTTAAGGTGCTGAATCAAATCCTGCACATCACGAACCAAGAACTGGGCTACGACGATGAATAGACCACGTAACCCATACCCGAAAAACTGGTGCAACTGCAATGAACGCTGCATGGTAAAAAGGCCCCGCCAAGAAGTACAACATGGAAAACACACCACATACTCATCAAGACACGGTTGCAGATGCACCCTATGCGTAGAAGCGTATAGAGACTACGTACGTGACTATGAGTTCAGAAGTTTCAATACATTCCTAGAACGCTCCAACGAGGTTCATTCATTCCCTCGTTGAAGTAAGCCCCACCCTGATTGACCGTGCTCGCCTAGTAAGCGTGTAACCCTTCGGCACTGGTTGGTGAGGCTGGCACCTAATCCCGACACTCAGTTGGACCGGTGCTGTCCAAAAACGGCCCGTGTTGCAAAATCCTAGACAGTGGTTTAGACTATATGGACCATGAATATGCTTATCTATTGTCGGCACTGCAATAAGCGGATTGAATTTGTTAATGAGGACACACCTCGTTCATACTGGACGCACTCTGAGACCAAATCAACGAGGTGCCAGTTGACGGCTACACCAAGCCACACAATTTCAGACATCCCGTACTAACAAAACCCCGCCATTACCAAACTCTGGTTTAGAATAAATGTATGTTCACGTCCAATAAAAAAACGGCCGCTACACAAAAACACACAGAAACTAAAACATCAGAGCCTTCCCTATGACAGATAACAAAGACACTTCTAACCCTATAGAGGAAGAGACAGTATCTCCTATGGGGGAAGAGAACACACAATCCTTTGAAACACCACCAGACCCTAAATGGAAGACTCCAGTACCACGTAGGGAACCAGTAGGTAGACCATCTAGACAGACTCCGTTACAGCCACCTACAGGCAGACACACCAAACTAACGCCAGAGGTCATTGAGACTGTTAAGGCAATGCTTGGTGGAGGGAACTACCTAGATACGACAGCCAAGTTCTTGGGGCTATCACCATCGACGTTGCAACTGTGGAAGGCCAAGGGTAGGGGGTTGGCAGAAGAGGCTGAGACCCGTGAACTGACTGATTACGAACAACTGTTCGTCTCGTTCTACTTGGAGGTAGAAAAAGCATCTGCTTTGGCTGAGGCAAGTGCCCTAGAGAACATCCGAAAGGCTGGGACTACGCAGTGGCAGGCAAGTGCTTGGTTCTTAGAGAGGACTAAGCCAGACCGCTGGGGACGCAAGGCAGCATTGGAAGTTAGCGGTGAAGTGACGATGGAGATTGATGTCGAAGCAGTGAACCGAAAGATTCAGGCCATGCTCGATAATCGTGTTATTGACCTCGATGCGATAGAGGAAGACCCGGAGATTCAGGATGCGATTCTGGTAGAAAAAGTGCCTGAAATGGGTGTAGGGGGAGGGCCCGCTCAAACGAGCGCCGTTACTTACGAGGCGCCTAACCCCGGTTTAGAGTCAGACCAAGAGAGCCAGTAGGTTTCCAAAACAAACCCGCCCCAGACCCATCTGGGCTTTGTAGTGGAATCTTTACTGATGGAACGCTGGGAATGCTAGGAGCGTTGGGAGTTTTAATGTCACACCCATCTGCTAAGCACATTTGACTGTATGCTGGTTGGGTAAAGGAGTTTTATTATGCACACATTCATCAGTAACGCAGAGAAAGTGGGCTTTGGAGTTTTTGCCGGCGTCTTTCTGATGCTCTGCTACCACTTCTTCCGCTCAGACAAGTAATCCCCGCTTAGTTCTAGTGAAATCTTTGTCATGAACCAAGTAATGAAGCAGTTGTTGGCTGCTACCCCAGAGGAACGTAAGAAAATCCTGCTGGCCCTGCCGCCAAATGAACTCTCCTACGTTTACAGAGAATTGGAACACATTGAGAACGCCCCGAAGCGCCGCTGGTTCTGTACCCGCCCTGTCTGTGACGGTGCTCCCCATGCTGGGTTCCACTGGTGCGACCACGCCATAGATTCCACTAAACACACCCCGTACTGCAAGCACGCCAGAACTCCCCAGAGGCCACCGGCAGATGACCCGATGCAGCCATGGCTTACTTGGTTCTTTTCCGGCGGCCGTGGAACCGGAAAGACCCGTGCTGGAGCAGAGTACATTCTGGACTTGGTTTGGAATCAGGGTTACAAGCGAATCGCTCTGGTTGGCCGAACTCCTGCCGACGTACGTGACGTTATGATTTACGGCGATAGTGGAATCATGTCCGTTTCCGACCCGAATCCCAGACCGGAACACGAGCCCACTAAGCGTCGACTTATCTGGCCCAATGGTGCTCAAGCATTTACTTACTCTGCCGCAGCCCCATCCCAATTACGTGGACCGCAGCATGATGCCGCATGGTGCGATGAGTTAGCGGCTTGGACTGATGCCTCAAAGGGAGATACTTTGGACACCTCGTGGAACAACCTGATGCTGGGGCTTCGTCTGGGAACGAATCCAAAAGTCCTTGTTACGACGACTCCTAAGCGAGTAAAACTAGTTCGCCAAATCATGGAACGTAAGACAACGGTTATTACGACTGGTTCTACGTATGAAAACCTTGATAACTTGGCCCCTTCATTTAAGGAACAAGTTTTAAGCAGTTACGAAGGCACACGAATCGGCCGTCAAGAGTTAGATGGCCTTATCCTCACGGACGTGGAGGGTGCTCTATGGCAACTTGGATTGATTGACCAACTTCGTGGAGTGCTAGTGGAGGAATCCCGTTTTCCAAAAGTCGAGGTTGATGAATCGCCTACCGTCATGGGTGCTTTTAAGGGAGACGACGAAGGCCCGATTGAGCCATGGGCCAAGATTGAAGAGAATTGGCAAAACAAGCCAGAAACAAGGGGTTTCTAGTGAAATCTTTGGCAGCGGCGGCGACGGCGGCGAAATGATTCAAGTCTCGGTTGATGATTTCACTAGAATCGTGGTTGGCGTTGACCCCGCCATGACATCTGGGGAAGATGCGGACGAAACCGGCATCGTGGTTGTGGCCGCTGGGCCGCACCAAGACGAAACCTGCAAGATTGCCCACTGTACCCGCCATGGGTATGTTTTGGAAGACTGCACACTGCCCAAGAGCGCCGTTGTTTCTATCGAGTCATGGGCGAGGCGGGTTGTGGATGCATATGACGAATGGAACGCCAACGTGGTTGTAGTGGAGTCGAACGCTGGGCACGAACTGTTGGACTCGGTTCTAAGAGCCGTGCGGCCGACGTTGCCTGTAGTGCGGCCGAATGCCCGTGAGAATAAAAAGGCCCGTGCAGAGCCTATTGTGGCGTTGTATGAGCAGGGACGAATCCATCACATTGGAGACCCGTTACATTTTGCTGCTTTGGAAGACCAGATGACTACGTGGGTTCCTTCTGAAAGCGGCGGCCGTTCCAACAGGTCACCAGACCGTTTGGATGCGCTTGTATGGGCGCTGTGGGAACTTAACATCGCAGGCGCACGCCCACGTAAAGAAGTGCCAGCGTTCTCTCCAGTGAATCTCTCACAAGAAAACGTCTGGCGGCTTTAATCCAAACCGCAGTACCAACTCATGGGGAGACAGTCTTCGTCAGTACCACGGTTTGGAAATCTATTTCAACGCTTGTTGAGTCTCGTATGAATGGACTGCGTTGTCAAACTGTTCGTTTATCTGGCGCTGCAAATCTCTAAGAGCCGCAACACTGCCAACTAAAACCCCGGGTAGTTCAATGTAGACATCGAATAGTTCTCCCGGTCGCTCATCTCTAAAGTGGTAGACCTGAATCATGCTGTCGCCAACTCAGGTAGTTCCAAATCAATTGGGCAACCATCTTCAATCATCTTGTTGATGCGGAACCGAATAGCACGGTCGATGTAAGGCTCTACTGCACCAACAAAGTCAACAAGCATTTCCCTAGCAACGACTACTGGGTCGCTTGTTATAGAAACGTTGCGAATAACAACTTCTTCACGACGGTTGCGATAGAACCATCCAGCAACACCACTCATGAAGTTTGTGTTGTAGCCCGACGTTCCAAAAGTCAACTTGTATGTGGCCTTTAGAATGTCGTTTTCATCGAGACTGAACTCAGGCTTCACTGTCACAACAATCTTGGCAAGGCGGTCACCGTCTGTGAAGAACGTAACAATAAAACTATCGCCGTTACCAACGGTTGAGACTATTGGCTTGACACCAAGCGCATAAACCAGTGCGTTGTTGAACTCCACCAACTGAGTAACACCATCGCCGATAAAAGGCGTGCGCTCATCGTTGCGTAGTGTGTTTATTTCACGGCTAATGCGGTTAAGCAATGGCTGAGCACGGTTGTTAACGATGTCTGATGCGGCAGTTGTACTTGATGTCTCAATGGCCTTAAGGAATCCTGTAATGAGACGCTTGATAGGGACCGAGGCGGCACGACGCTCTGTACGTAGACGAGTCTTTAGTTCATCTGGTTGAGCAACCGTGATACGCACTTTGTTGTTGTACGTCTCCACTGGGTCAATGTCCAGCAAGTCACCAATTGTGTATCCAATGGTTGGCGAGACCACGACGTTAATCGTTTCGTCGCCCCCCGCTGCTTCACGAGCGAAAGCAAATGCCTTGCGGACTGCTTCTTCGCTATCGAAATAAATCTTGTTCACTACGACCTCCCTTGTCGTTTACTACTCTAAAAGTTTACTACGGTTTAGTACAAATAGCAAGTCAGAACTACACGTTTGTTATTTGTCGCCTGCCCACGAGGTTGCGAATTCGACGGCCTCTTGCAAAATGTCCGGCGGTGCGATGCCCGAAATAGACAGTTCGATGATTCCGAACTCGGCCAGCCGTGCTAGAAAAGCCTCGTCTGATAGTTCCTCATCAATCAAGATGCGGTACTGGACGAATAGCCGGTACGCAATCCCACGTTTTGGAAACTTGTGGTCAGCAGGAACGTAAGAACGCTCCCCAATCTTTTGCAGAACATCAAAAGCCGACGGTTGACGAATAACATCATCGCCCCATTTAACGACCCACAGGGCATCATTTGGGTAAGCAAACTGATTCATCATGCAATCTCCTTAAGACTCTCTCCAATGGTCTGCAAATCGAAAATCTCGCCATTGCGAATCCTCATGTACGTCATCTCGTCAATCTCTTCGACCCACTTAAGCGGAACCTTGGCGTCAGCACAGGCTGCGACCAGCAAGTTCATCGTCGAGGCAAAGAAAAGCGAGCCCTTAGGCGTAGAACCAATGGCCAATGGAGAACCACTGACACGTGCAAGGTGCAAGTCTCGCTTGTCACGTCCATCTAGCCACGCCAAAGCAGCACGGCCCTGCAAAGACTGCAAAACGTTTGCAGGTGGATACTTAGATACGTTTAGCAAAGCAAATGCGGCCTCAGAATCGACCTGCGCTTTACGTTCTGCATCTAGGTAGTCAAAGATGGCGTCGTCGTTTGACAGAACTCCATTGTGAACACCAACAACACGACCGGCAACAATCGGGTGGTTGTTGAGGTTGTTATCTGGCGTGCCCTTGGTTGCGTAACGAGTATGCAAGATAACTCGCCCGGCGTGCTTAGGCATGGACTTCAGATACGGGTCGAAATCATAAGCCGGTACTGGCGCTTTAGAGACGGCAATCTTTGGACGCTCTCCCTTCGTTGCACTGGCTTGCACCCATGCTGCTCCAGTGGCGTCCTCACCACGAGCAATAATCTGCTCCAGCAAAGCCATTGAAACATCACGAGCATCAAAGTGCTCATTCTTGTTAAGACAAAATCCGGCGATTCCACACATAATCAATCTCCCTTTCGTTAAGCCGCACGGCGGTTAGCCACACGGTTAGTAGTCATGTGTACTGCACGGCGCTTGAGGTAGCCGTTGGTCTCTGCGTTAAGTGGCAACGCATCGACAAGAGCATCGAAGTTTGCAGCAGGAGCAAAGTCATCAAGCGTAGGCGCTGTTTCTACCACTGCCAAGATGAACTTGACCCATGAAGTCAACTTCTCACCGTTGAGTGTGCCTTGGTGCTGGCGGAACTCCAAAGTGCCGTGACGATTGTAAGCAGAAGTGTTGACAACAAAGAAGCGGTTGAAGTTGTTTGCTGCAGCCTTCATCTCACTAACATCAGTAAGACCACGGAAAGCCTCGACCTGCTGGAGTTCGTAGTTACGAGTACCAAACTTGCGGCAGTAAGAGTTGTTGTGGCGGCTCGCAGAGATGATGTCGTCGATGTTGTCTTGGTTAGCGACATAGAAGTCAATAACCTTCATCATGTCCGCACCAGTAAGACCGTCCATGCCTACGTGCACGTGAAGGCCACAAGACTTGTCCAACTTACCGCCGGCACGAGACAAAGCGTCTACTGCCTTAGCAACTTCTTGAAGACCAGCAACACCCTGCATAATTGGTGAGACCAACTCAAGGCCACGACCAATGCCAGTGCCACGGCCAGTAACAGAAGCATCGTAAACAATCTTCCAGTCAGCAGTCGTGTCATGTGTGTATGTTGCGTAGTGCACTGCAATGCCAGCATCAGTAAGTGCCTGAACTGCAACGGCAGGAGTAATGCCGAAGAACTCTGCTTCGACACCGAATGTACGGTTGCTTGGGCACTCAGAAACGCCGCCCTGTGCAACAACTACTGCACCGCCGATGCGCTTCTTTGCAGCACGTACTGCTTCTGCAGCAGACTGAGCCTTAGGCACACCGTTAGACATGAAGCCAAGTTCACGAGCGATGTCGATGTACGACATTCCTGACTGGCGAAGACGAAGTGCGGCGTCTTGACGAGCCTGAGTTGCAACTCGGTTACGGACCAACCCACTTGTCTGGTAACTACTTGGACGGTTACTTGGCATCTGTATCTCCCTTACTAGCCAAACCACTACTCAACCATGGTACAGCATCTAGAGACGCAATGCAAGTCAATAAATAATCCTTGACTTTCAACCACGAAGATGTCACAATGAATAAGTACACGAACAAGGGAGAAGTTATGTATCAGGCAAAACACGCAGCACCGAAGAAGAAAAGGGGAAACCGCCACACACCAACAATCTGGTTGCTGGCATCAGTTGCTACTTACATCACAGTAGAACTAAACATCAATCGTCTGGCCTCAGCAAGCCTAACGACATCGTTCATCCATCTAGCATTGGCTACAGTGGCCCTAGAAGCCGTTTATGCGGTCGCTATCGCTGCGTTCGCAGTGTGGAACCTAGATAGGGAAGCCAAGCGCACTAAGCGCATCCTAGAGCGTCTGTAATGGAAAGCCCGCCGCAAGAAAGACCAATACTTACTTGGTTCGACTTAGGCAATAACAGATGGGAGGGCATAGACGTACGCTTACCCCGTATCCATTTCGAAATACAACAGACGGCTTTTCTACCAAAACCCATGTATCTATTGGACTTATGCGACCCTGAATACGAAGACGGCGGTATAACCCTAGGGGTAGCGGACTACCTGACCGTAGCCCAAGCGGCCGCAGAACAAATAGCCCGCATCATTTGGGAAAACTGCCCGCCCCTCTAAAAGCCCATACACATTCCCCCATAGGCAAACACAAGGCGTACGGGGGTACAACCAACCAACCACCCACCCCCACCCATCAATCAATGGGAGTAGGGCCCCTTTCCAAAACACACATACCCCCCAGCACCTAGTGGAATCTTTCCCCCATGCCCAGAGAAGCCCAGAAAACAAGGCGTACGGGGGGCAGTTCCCAGAGCGCTGCGCCAAGGCCCAAAAGATTTCACTAGATACCCTTGCAAACAAAGGGCTTTGGATACAGGGGGATGGAGACAGGGCAACGAGACGGCTGGTTGACAGGCAGATGCGCTACACACTGGCGGATTCATACGTGATGTCTAGTGGAATCTTTGCGCTGGGGCGGGCGGGGCATGAACGAGCGACATGGGGGGCGGGGGGCAGGGGCTGGTCTAAAACTGAGGAATTGCCAGAGAATTTTGATTGGTTACTTTGGGCTCTCACCCCACACCTCTCCAGCCAGATTTCAAGAACTATAGTCCGGTAGAGTGCCGCAAGCCAATAAAGACAAGCCCTTTGGTAAAAAGATGCCCAGAAATTGAGCCCCAGAAAGAGTTTTGGAAAATGACCCAGAGGCCCGCCGCCAAATTTTTTGCCCAACACTTCTTGACTTCTATACCCACCTCTAGTAGCCTGCCCTGAATAACATAAACAAAGGAGCAGTTGCAATGATAATGAAGTACACCTCAAACGAAAAACTTGATGCCTACAACCACTACGCAATAATTGAATCAATTTGCGAAGACATTGGAAATGACATTCAAGAAATAATTAACTGTAAGAACATCGACGTAATTGGACTCGTATCTGGAACACCAGAGCAACGTGCACAAACGCTAAGAGGACCAATTGAAGGTTTTGCAAAGTACCAAGGTTACGATGCAGAGTCAGTTGTCAAGGCACTGCTAACAGTTAATGAGATGCTCGGACAACGTATGGATGAGTACGAAAAAATCTTTGACAATGAAAAATTTGACAGTGCTGACATAGACAATGCAATTTGGAAGACAATTGAGTAGGGTATAACACCATGGTCATGCCTAAGCACGCAGTACAGAAACCTTTCCTTAATCCCAACAACTACTGGGTCATCTCTCGCTACGCCGATTGTGTAGAAGTACTGCAAGAGAAGAACTCATCTAGAGACCACATGACGTGGCTAGACCTAGACAATGCACCCAAGGGATGGAAAGACTCGTATCGCTACGCTGAGAAACTTGAAGTTGATGCTGGCGGTAAGGACCATCGCTCAATGATGGTCTTCGACAACCCTAGGCATGACGAACTACGTTCATCCATCATTCACCTCTTCACTCAACCTAACGCTAAGCGTCTAGAGCGCATTGCCAAAGACTTAGCCCATGAGTTAGTTGTAAAGAATTTGGACAACCCAAACTTTGATGCTCTCAACGATTTGATTTCTGTTGTTGATGCCGAGAACCTGATGCAGTTTGTCAACCTACCGGAGATAACCGCTAACCGAGAGACAATCCTTAAGGCTGGGTCGTACATCTTTCATCACCAGATGAGAGAAGACTTTATTGTTCCTTTTACAAAAGAAGAAGTAGATGAGTACAACAAGTCAGTAGAGACGTACTTCAACATCTTTGCCCCGATGATTATGTCTCGTATAGAGAAACCTACTGACGACTATCTCAGTAGATGGATTCATGAAGATGGTATGAGTTGGTTGGATGCTGGCAGAATGCTGGCTTTTCTTTCTACGGTGGCTAAAGAGTCAGTTGATGCCAGTCTGGTTAACATCCTCGCAGTGCTATCTGAGCACCCTGAGATTCAAGATGAGTTACGTAGGCGTGGAGAGGTATCACCATCTGCTTTGTCAGAGTTACAGCGTGTGGCTGGTACGAACTTGAAGTTGTCTGGAGTCCTTAAGAGGACCGTCACTATTGATGATGTTGTAATGGCTAAGGGTATGTACTTTGTATGTGAAGTATCTACGTCTAATTTTGACCCAGCGGCTTTTCCTAATCCTGATGTTATTGATTTAGATAGAAACGATGCGCCGGGTCTTATCTTCGGCTCTGGTCTTCACCCATGCACTGGGCGAATGATTGCGAAGTTTGTAATGCGTGCAGTTTTGGAAGCAGTGATTAATAACACCTCGTCGTTTCAATTGAACGGTGACATTCAGATGGTGCGTACGGGTATCTTGGACTACCCAGTAGCAGCACCGATGATTCTGCATTCATAACGGTTACTTCCTATACTGTGACCAAAGAGTCAAGTGATTAGTTTGCCAGTTGAAGAGTGGGGCCTGCGTACATAAGCGCAACAGCAGTAGTTATCTGTGTGTGACTTGTGTACAGCGGGCCGCTTTTCTCTCCCGTCAGGGAGGGGTCAAAAATAAAAAAATCTTTTTAAGGCTCTGCCTTGACTACTGTACACGGGTATGGTATCTTTGTCTCTATGCGTATTGTATTTGAAAAGACAGCGGACCTAAATCGTAAGTGGCAATTTGGCCAACTTACTTACACAAATGTTTCGGGGCGGACTTTTACCATCACCGGAAATTTTCGTGTTGAGAGAAACCGGAACTACAAATTTGTGACAGCCAGAGAGGTTGATGAAAACAAGTTCATTGTTTCCATTGATGGCGTTGAAAAATTTCTTTTGGGTGAGAACAAGAGGAACACCAAGCCACTTAAGGAAAATGTTGAATACGGTTCTTCTGAGTATCAGAAAAAAACCATCCCATGTGGTTGCCATGATGGATGCACAAAACGACGTAATCCAAAAACCATTGTTGAACACGGTACGTACGGGCGGGCACGCACGCACGGGTGCGTGTGCGAGGCTTGCATTTCTAGTTCTCTGAGAAAGAAACAAAAGTGTGAATGCAATCCAAACTGTAAACGTAATCGTGGCAAGCCAGTCAAGCACGGAACCATGTATGCCTATTCAGCAACAAAAGGCCATGGATGTAGATGCGAACTATGCGTCAAATACATTTTGGAACTCAGGACAACTCGTTACTGGGCAAAGCAAGAAGAACTTGGTCGTGAAGTTAAGCCTGAAGAACTACGTGGAACCAAGATGTGCGATTGCCATGAGGGCTGCAAAAAGTATCGCTACATATCTGACACCAAACCATTGAAGCACGGGACAAAATTATTTAAAGAACACGGATGTCGTTGCGAGATTTGTTTAGCCTCTCAGGTTCCATGCGGTTGCAACCCTAACTGCACCGTTAAAAGAACCTACAGACCAGTTGTGCACGGAACCCGTCACCTATATCAGAATCACGGTTGTCGATGTGATTTGTGCGTTGCGTCAAATAGAGATGCTCAGCGTAAACGTGCACAGAGAATGTCAACTCTTTCATATGATGACCTACCTAAAAACCTTGAGCACGGAACTCAAAATGCTTATGGAAACTGGGCGTGTCGATGCGATTTGTGTAAAGCAAAAAATTCAGAAACAGTAAAGTCTTACCAACAAAAAAAGAGAGAGCAAAATGGGAAAGAAAATAGATGAGGCGTTTTACCGCATCAAGGCGGAGTCAGAACACCACACAAGGTTGGCTCAAGCAAAGAACACTGATTATGAAAATGGGTTTGCCCAAGGTTTCTTTGAAGCGCTAATGATTCTTATGAAAATTAGGGGATGAGTTCCCAACACATAAAGTTTCTTCAGCAAGCGGCGACCGAAAATAAATTTTGGACAACGCTGCATCCTTGGGAAGAAGACTTGGCTTCATGGATAGGTGCTGGCCGTGATGGTCAGAACGTTACAAAGCAAGATAGGCACTCTTACAAAGCAGAGCAGTTAATGAGTGACAACGTGCTTGCCAACATCCACGCCGCAACAGCAGAGATAGGCGCTTGCCAAATTCTTGGGGCGTATTGTTACGCCGGGATTTGGGACGTACGAGACCACAGTAAGTTCAGCGGTCTTCCCGACGGTAAGTGGAGCGAGATTGAATTGGAAATTAAGTGGCGTCGAAGCAGTTATTCCATGCCTGTCGATAAAAAGGATGCTGAATTAAATCGAATGGTTCTTTGGGTAGAGAGCAAACTTGCCGTTCGCTATAACTGCACTTGCAACTACTGCGAAGGCAAAGTGCGAAATACAGCAACAACAGTTCGTATTCTTGGCGGCGGTTTTGCCGGGGACCTTTGGTTATTGGGCACGCCTTACAACAACGACCCTAAACGTATGGCGGTTTCAGCGGAGTCATTGACGCCTATTTTGGAAATAGTTAATCGCTGGGGGACTAGGACTCGAACCTAGAATAGAAGATTCAAAGTCTCCTGTGTTGCCATTACACCATCCCCCATTGGGACATAGGAAACATAGCATTTTATGGGTTCTGGCGCAATTTTTTTAATGACTTGCAATTGTCACTACACCCCTGTATAGTTGTTTATGTGGAAATACTCAAGGGAGATGAGATGACCAAGACAGAAAAGTTGAACGAGGCTATTGAGGGGCTCGTGAAGTGCGACATCTGTGGATGCAAGTACTGGGAGAACCTAGTGTGCATCGACTGTGGCCGCATGATTGAAAACGTAATCATGGTTGACGCTGAAGCACGCAAGTTGGTTCACGCAGTTCTGAGTGGGAACTAATGAACGACACTAAGACACTTCACCAGTTCGCCGTCGAAGTCGACACCGAGATTGTTCGTATCTATGACGAACTTTGGAAGTTGCACAACTTTGCAGACATCTGTTTTGAACGAATCCGATACGCCGTACCTACTCGCATAGAGCGTGGCGATGGATGGCGCTCACCAATTGAGTACTTCATCGTAACCAAGGACGGCAAAGACACTCCTTACGAACTTGAAACCGTTCGCACATTTCTTGCAGAAGGTAAGTTCGATGCTCGTTGGGGCGAAGACGTAAAGATTAAAGATGCGCTTGACAAGTACGACGCCCTAGTTGTTGAATGCAAGGCAAGGTATGCAGAACTAAGAGAGTGGACAGACAAGTACACCGGCTGGAGCCGTTTCTACCTCGTCAGCGGTGGACACATCCACGCATCAATGGACTGCTCAACTTGCAACAACGGAAAGAGCGCCACTAACTTCATTTGGTTGCCACAACTAAGTGGACTTACCGAAGCCGATGCGGTTGCTTCAGAGGGTGCGTTTCTTTGCACGGTCTGCTTCCCATCAGCACCAGTTGAATTTACAAACGGTCACGACCTAGCCGAGCAGGCAAGGTTGTCTAAGCGTTGCGAAGGCTCAGGTGTGTACGCACACGATGGCAACCACCGTTGCAAAGTCTGTAATGAATGGGTTTCCATTCTCAGAAGCGGGCGCTACCGTGCCCACAACAAACCAGAAAACAAGGGAGAGTAATTATGAAAGTTGAGAGCACACAGTTGGGTGAGTACAAAGTATTCATCTCACGAGCAGGAAACAAGTACAGCATTGAGGTTCAGAACCTTGGTGCAAACAAGGATGAGTTCAGGACAGAAAGCCGTCTTGATTTCTCCGATGTATCAGAGACCATCGGTTGGATTATCAAGTGTGACTTTTGGGACCGTGACAATGACTACGATGAGCGCATTGAGGCCCAGCAGCGCATTGACAACCCGGAATGGTTTGAGGACGAGGATGAACTCGCTCCAGTTGTCACACCCAAGCAGCAGGTAATTACCGACGCACTACTAAACACGGTATTTGGCGATTATCAGGAGGTGAAGTGATGACGCAGACAATTGCTAAGGCCACGTTTCGTCACAATGTCGTATCTCAGGAGCGAACTGTAGAACTTCAGTATGATTCGGCCGCCGGTATTAGGCCGTACATCTTGTACGCCATCAGCCCTGAGCATCGAACACAAATTTCAACTTGGTCAGATGAAGAGATTGCTAAGCGTGCTTTCTTTGAAACCTTTGACCACTACACGGATAACAACTATTCAATCGTAAAGGACGAAGCATGATTAATTACATCATTGGAGATGCAACAGAACCAATCACCAAGGGGCCTAACGTCATTATGCACATCAACAACAACGTTGGTGCATGGGGTGGGGGATTTGTTTTAGCAGTTAGCGATAAGTGGCCAGAGCCGGAGCGCCAGTACAGGGAACTCTACGATGTCGGTTACGAACTTGGAGATGTTCAACTTGTTTCAGTTGCAGAAGATACGTATGTAGCCAACATGGTTGCACAAGATGAATTCCCAACTAACACCAAGCCTGTTGCGGTTGACTACATTGCCCTGAGAGACTGCTTAATGAACCTTGCGGCCACTGTTCCCACAAACAGCACCTTCCATGCCCCAAGAATTGGATGCGGCATTGGTGGCGGCTCGTGGGATGAGGTTGAACCAATCATTGAAGAAGAGTTACAAGGCTTTGATGTTTACATTTATGACTTACAGGAAAGGGTATAACCGTGGAATACGATTTCATAACTGCTTACGACTTAACCAAGAACCCTGAGTACGGTGGCTATTACGTCTTCATTGGCCCCGGAGAGAACATTACGGGCACGCAAGAGTTAATCACCACCCAAGCCATGGTCGAAGCGTATGCGCTCAAAAAAGGCATCATGCAGATTGAATGGTGCGATGAGGATGAGTACGACGAACTGGTTAGTCGCTTTGAATCTGATTGGGCACGCTTTTTGGGGACCGGGCATTGAAGTCAGCACCCAATAGTGTTCCCTCTAAATCTGGAAAAATTAAATTAGGCAATAAGAGGGTCACTGGAAAAGAGCAGTTCTACACGCCACCTGAAATTGCTTTGGGAATCATGCGGGATGTTTTGCTTTTTGTTTCTGACGTTAAGAACAAAACATTTTTAGAGCCAGCAGGCGGTACTGGCGCTTTTGTAGAACCTGCTCTTTCTATGGGATTTAAAAAAATTATTAGTTACGACATTGAACCCCATCACAAACTTGTTACAAAAGGAGATTTTCTTACGCAAGACATCACGGAGGACGACTGCGTGACGGTCAGCAATGTTCCTTTTGGCAGAAACAACTCTTTGTCAATTCCATTCTTTAATAAGTCTGCAAACCATTCCGACCTTATTGTTTTTATAGTCCCTAGGTCGTGGAGGAAGTGGTCAGTCCAAAACAGGCTTGACCAAAGATTTCATCTGGTGAAGGATGAAGATTTGAGCATTGACTACGTTGACGTTAATGGGGACTTGATTACAGAAAAAAACAATCTTCGCACCTGTGTGCAGTTTTGGAAAAAATCAGACAAGTTGCGAGAACTTATTTATGTTGAAGACATGGGGATAATTGAAAGATGTTCTTTTCAAGATGCAGACGCATCACTAACATTGTTTGGCTACGGGTGTGGAACGGTTAAGACTGAATTCCAAAGAAAGCCAAATACAACCCAAATGTTTTTAAAGTTAAAACACCCCCGTGCATTGGAGGCTTTACGCTCTATTGACTTTTCTAGGTTCTTTATGAACACTGCTTATACCGAGGCGCTATCCATTCAAGAGATTAATTATCTTCTAAATGAGTATTTGTTTGGAAAGCCCATGACGAAAGGCTTTAAGAAATGAAAACTTGCCAAGGCACTGGGGTAAATAGCCGCCGGTTTGGAAACGCCGGTTTCTATACCACCGTCTAGGCGAAAAAAATTCAAAAATTTTTCTTGCTCCGCAGGGTGTATCTGTGGGCGGGGATTTTGTGTATTGGTTTGTTTTAGAGCCACGATTTTGTTACTGTTTATTTTAAGAAAGAAGGTTCAGCATGAAAACATTTTTTAAATACTTAGGGGCATCGATTGCTTTTCTGCTTATGCTTGGCGGAATAATTGCAGTTTGTTTTGCACCGGCTATCACCTATGTTCTTTGGGGTTGGAAAGATGCCATTGGAGTATTTTTCTGGACGACCGGCTTAGGAGCCTTTGTATCAGTAATGACGGCGATGACTAGGAAAAGCAATTGACACCGATTATTTTGCAGAAGCGTGACAGCGCAGTAATTATTGAGGAAGATAAGGGTAATTATTCTATTTACCTGCAAACCTCTAAAGAGCGGTTTCTTATTGGTTTTGACAGTGATGAAGATGAAGCGATACGTCGTGGTCAGCAGATAATGGACAACATCGACTAGCAATGTCACACCCTGCTGCAACTATGTAAGTACCAATTAAAGGAGAGAAAATGATTGTTTGGATTGACACAGAAACAACGGGCGTTAACTACAAGAAGGATGTACTTCTAGAGGTGGCCGTTGTAATCACCGACGACGAATTGAATGTAATTACGGGCATGAGCAGATTAATTGACGTGAAGCCACGTAAGTTGAAGAACCTAAATCCTTTTGTTCAAGATATGCACGAACGTTCTGGATTGTTAAAGGCTCTTGAAAATGAATCATTAACTGTTTCGTTGAAGAACGCAGAGGAAGACTTTATTAAGTTTCTCAAGAACAACGCCGTTCCAGAGCGTGCGGTTATGGCGGGTAATTCAATTCACTTTGACCGAACATTTTTAGATAAGTTCATGCCTGAATTCTCAAAGTTGTTTGGTCACCAAAATCTTGACGTGACATCGATTGGCCATTGCGTAAAGCGCTGGCACCCTGCTGTTTATGATTTGATGAAGAGGAAGCGTGGAACTGTTGCGCATCGTGCACTTGACGATGTTCTAAGCAGCATCGACCAACTCAAGGCATACCGTCACTACTCTTTTAGCGCAGAGCCAAATCTTTACTTAGAAGCGAGCGGGCATTAATGCCAAATCCTTTGGATGGCGTTAATTGGGAATCTGTTGGCAGAACTGTCGACAGCATTGCCGATAGCCTTGACAGATTCATGATGGGTTTGTCGGTCGCCGAGCAAGGTGTTATTTACACTGAATGTCTGGACATTGTTATCGGGGCTTATTCAAAAATGCTTCAATTAGAGCCTGAAATAGCAGACATCGTAAAACTAGACTTAAGAAATAACTCATTACTTCAGGCACTAGAAAACATGGGTTTCAATTGGAAACCTGCTACTGTCGAAGTCACTATTGAAAGCGAAATGGAGGTACATGATGGCGATATTTAAGCGTAATAAGCACGTAACTGTTGAGGGCACTTTTTCTACCACGCCGGAATTGGAAAACTCCATAGAGCAAGAATTTGATTTTTCTGGAGAGAATCAAATTCTGGTCGAGGTTTGCAAGAACTTAAAGTCTGGTAGCAATCCAACAATTTCAGTGATTTTAAGAAACCCTAATGGTCTTGAATTAAAGTCAAAGTTTTTAGGCGAAATTGAATTAGCCGGTGAGCCAGAAATTTTTGCAAAAGACATTGTTCGCAAAGTAGGTTGGCAAATCAGCAGTGAGTGGACAAGTTCAGAAGATTATGTTTGGGCGGAATTAATTCCATTGCCAGCAAACGTCGCTCTTGTTGGTGGCGAGAGAACAAGGGATGAAGCAATGGCCCTTGCAAAAAGTGCCGGTTTTTCTGTCACATATCTTTTAAATCAGGTCTACATAGAAGACGAGGGAAAGACTTACGCAGAGTTCATCGTCGATATGCCCCATGGTTGGGAATGGGACCAAAATGAATCCGTTTGATGAAAACCCAACACCTTGGAAAGCCGATTTTGATGAAACAGAAGGCATTTGGTGGATTGATGACGCAAATGGAAAAAGCATTCTTTACGCATCAGTTCTAGATACTTCAAAGGAAACAATCAATAAGGTTGTTCGCATTATGAACGCATACGGAAAAGATTGATACACCGTCATTGATTAAGCGGTGTAAAGTTATCTTATGAAATCACCGGAATATTCCTTCTTAGACAGACTGATGTTCCTGTTTGGTTTAAAAGACCTTGATGGTCAATACGAAATTGTTGGCATGGTTGAAGACAACGATGCCTTGGACAATGAAACGCAATTTGATGTTGCCATGGAAGAGGCTTTGGCGTCTTCTTTGGAAATGATTCTTCTGCAAAAGAATGTTTGGAACGAACTTATTTCTGAATTGGAAGAGGGCGGGCTAAATGTTGGAATTGATGATGGCGCCAAGGAACAGTTCTCGCTTATACTTTCTCGCTTACGGGCTTCTATGACTGTCGTTGGAGAGTCAATTGGCATCCCTGAAGAAATTATGAAAGGAATTATCCAATGACGCAAAACGAAGATGCAATGGACAAGTCAATCGAAGAAATGGACGAAATTGAGGCTTTAACGGTCGCCCTTGAAGGAGTAAGGAAAATACACTCCATTGAGCGTGAGATGCTTTCTAGGGCCATTCAAGCCCTTTGTGCGGCAACTGAGAAGGAACCTGAGCACGTTGTTTTAATTCTTTCTGAAGGTCTAGACGAGGGCTACAGCAAAGCAATGCGTGAAGCCTACGAAGCAGCACGTGTCAAAGAACCAAAACTCTACGTCCCAAAATGATTATTGCCGGTTTGGCATTTTTACAGAGTGCCAAAATTGCGGTGGGGAACTAACAGCCGAACACGCTCACTACCGCTGCACGGCGTGTGGGTGGCGTGACAGTTGCTGCGATTAACGAACTAATTCGAAGTGGTGCTTCACCACTTTTTTCTTTGGCTTTGGTTTTGCAAAAACAGGGGATGATTTTTTCGGCTTAAATTCACGCTCCAAGAAGTCTTCCATTTTAAAAAGATTTGGTTGTGTTTGCTTTTCCGATGCAGCCATTCTGTGTATTGAGTCAAAGAGTTCGTCGTCAAAAAGATAGTACGGAAGGTCTTCCTTTTCGCACCCTATGAACTGGCACCATTCAGCATCATCCATTCCACCAATGAATCCAGAGTCCATGTCGTAAACGGACGCTAAGTAATTAACGTCTTGAGCGCTCAACATATCTGCGTATTTTCTTGCTGCTGTTTTCATCTTTTGCTCCAATCATTTTCGGGTACTTCATTTCCAATTTCATCTATGTGCTCCCAAAGGCAAACAACTACCTCGTGCGTGCCCTCGTGCGTGCGTGCGCTCGTGAGCGCAGGCGTGTAACCAGCGTTGGATTCCATCCGGAGCATTGAGTCAAAAGCGGAGTCGTGGGCAACTTCATAAAGTTCACCAATTGCTTTGTCGGAAGGATTGTTTGTTTGAACTAAGTACGGGTAACTTGTGTGGTCGCTAGGGAAATAAAGTTTTGCGCCCTCAATGTAGCCTTCACCAAGTTCGGAGATAATCCCTCCCTGTATCCAACTATGCAGTGGGTTATTCTTTCGTATGGTTCCATACGCAAAGAATTTAATTGTGCCGGTAGACGTATTCATGAGAACCAGTCTATCACAAAACTATACCCCCGTACAGTTCTATGTACGACTTGTATTTACATCTTGCATCGGTTATGGTTTCCCCCAATGAGCGAGCAAAACCCAACGGTAAACAAAAGTTACTTTTACTGCTCAACTAATGAAGGCTCGCAATATCGTGGTCGTCAAACCCTTTATTTAGTTCACTCACTAACAGGCTCAAAAGTCGTTGCTTATATTCAACCAATTGAAATGGTTCACACTGAGTACGTAAAAGAAGATGCGCAAATCGCAGCGGTCAAAAATGGCTTTGTACTTGCTGGCGGTTGGAGCGACACAAAAAGAAAAAAACATCGTCGAATTAAAGCAATCATAAAAAGGGGAAGCAATGCCTAAGTACATAAGCATCAAGCCGGATTTTCATGAAAGGTCTAAGTGGATTGAAGATGCTGAATGCAAGGGTATGGACCCAAACGTTTTCTATGTGGATGAAAGGGGAAGTAAGTATCCTCAGCAAGTTGTTGATGTTTGCAAAACGTGTCCAGTATTAGAGCAATGCGCTGAGTGGTTCATTCACCACGAGAAGCACGGATACGGTGGTGGCATGACGCCAGCAGTAAGACAAAAAATTCGTAACGCTAGAAACATTACTGTTTGGGAGCCGTTTAACAATATGTTGAACTCATTTTCGCAAAGAGCCGTAAGCCAAAAATTTAGAAACGAGCAGTAGAATTGGGCCATGCGCCCCCTTCTTAAAACACTTTCTTTAGTACTTATTGCACCTTTACTAAGTGCTGCTTTTTCTACCACTCCAGTTTCCGCAGCACCAACAACCCCATGTTCTACTTGGGTGAAGATGATTGATATTTCATCAAATCAGCCACACCCTATCGACTGGGCAAAGGTCGTTAAGTCTGGCGTTGCTGGCGTCTACGTTAAGGCGACAGAAAATACCACTTACACAAACCCGTTCTTTCACAAAGATGCAACACAGGCGGTTGCAAATGGAATCCCTTATGGTGGGTACGACTTCGCTCGACCAGACAAGAGCGACCCAATCGCCGATGCTAAGTACTTTGTAGCGGCTGGTGGGGCAGACGGACAATTGCCACCTGCACTTGACCTAGAGACTCGTGGCAAGACAACCATCGACACCTTGCGTTGGGCCTTCGCTTGGCTCAACGAAGTTAGCGCACTTACAGGAACGTACCCAATTATCTACACAGGCTCTTACTACCCTTGGTCTTCAAACGCATCGCTTGGTTCTTGGAAACTTTGGCTTGCTGCTTATCCTCACGGATACCAGCCAACGCAATCTGCTTGTAAGTTGCCACTACCTGTTGTTTCAGCACCTTGGGCCAGCCAAGGATGGTCAATCTGGCAGTACTCAAGCCGTGGTTCTGTTCCCGGAATTTCTTACAGCGTTGACCTAGACGCTGCTACAACTGCTTGGTTCCAATACGTTACAAACGCAGATGTTTCAGCACCGACTAGTAATGGCTCTGTCGTCCCTATCTATGCCTATGGCTCAAAGGGGACTGCCGTAACTTACATTCAGCGCACTCTCTACGGACTTGGTTTATTGCCTTACGTTGAGATAACAGGAATCTTTGACATCTTCACCGTCAATGCCTTAAAGAAGTATCAGGCTCTTATGGGCATACCTGCCAATGGTCAATGGGACTCTGCATCGGTAGCGGCAAACATTTGGTTTAAGGCTAATCACCGCCCTATTGAAAACTCTGTCAACTACCCAGTCCTAAAAGTAAACAGCCCATATCGCACAAAGACGGCGCTTGCTCAAAAAGCACTAAGGATTCAAGCAACGGGTAATTACAATATCTTTACTCGCAACGCCGTTGCAAAATTCCAAAAGTCACACCACCTACCATCATCTGGAGTTGTTGACTTGGCTACATGGAGGATTTTATGGTTGCAGTTGCGATAAGCAATAACACCTTTGTTCTTTGGCAAACACTTTTTGCAATTACAGCATCAACTGCCTCTATTGCAGCGGGGTTTGGGTGGCTAAACAAGAGGCTTGCAAAGAAATCAGACATTGATAAATTGCGCCAAGAACTGTCTGAAGTAAAAGATGGAAACAGCAAAGAGAACGCTCGAATCATTTCTTTGGTGGAAGATTTAAAAGAAAGCGACCGCCGCACCGAGTCACGTCTTGATAGACACATTGAGTTTGGAACGCATACACGTGGTGTTCAACGTAACCCATTAGATGGCAACCACGATGAGTGAAGATAATAATGCCGTAGAGGCACACGTTCAAAAAATGACGCACTCATACGCAGTGCGTTTTCCTGAACATTCAGCACGTGAAGATGACCCACACTACGTTGACTTCAACCACATTCATCGTGAGTGGAAGAAGGACCCAAACAAGTGGGTATGCGCAATTGGAAAACATCGTAATGATTTTTCTGAATGCGATTTAGACCACCCACTAGAACTTCACCATGCTCACATTGAATTTGCTCTTATGAATTCAGTTGAACTTAAGTGGCTTGAAATTGATTACCCGGGAATTAGCGACCCAGACAAACTTGGTGCATGGGTTGAGAGTGCAGAGAACCTTCTTGTCCTGTGTCAGTTTCATCACCGAGGCCACGGTGGTGCACACGTTGCATCAGCATCGGATTTTGAAGGTCTTAAATACGTAAGAGGATTTGTATTGTGATTTTAATTGCGCTGCTTACTTTTGGATGTTTTGTTTTTGCCAATATTGCATCAACGCTTATGGTTCAAGCAGAAGCAAGAAACCGTGCTTTCATGGCGGGAATTTTTGAGGCCACTTATGCGTTGTTTTGGATTTACGCCGCCAAGTACGCACTTGATACAAGCCCAATAGAAATAGCAGCGCTTATTGCTGGAAACTTTCTTGGGGCCGTAGTCGGAACAAAGGTGGGCGAAAGGTGGGTTACAGACCATTCTGACGTGGAACTAAAAGAAAGGCTTCATGAGGCTGAGGCCGCAGTTGCTCTTGCCCATGATGCTCTTGAAGAACTTGAAGACGAAATAGAGCACCATCATGAAAACAAAGGTGATTTGACCCTTTAAATAAAGCCTTTTGGAATGACTTGATAATGTCACTATACCCCTGTATAGTAGTTATGTATGGTTATTCAATCAAAGGGAGACAAAATGACCGACGTAATGACTGCAGTTCAGGTAGTTCCAGCAACAGACCGTCAGATTTCCTACATCAAGGACCTGATTCGTACCCGCCAAATTCCTGAGAGTCTTCAGGGGACTGACTTCGTTGAAGTTGCTCAGGGTAGCAAAAAGGCAGCAAGCAGCATGATTACTTGGCTGACCGGTCTTCCAAAAGGACAGGCACGCAAAGTTGAGGTGGTTTCTACCACTGAAGTTTTTGCCCCTACTTATGAGATTCCATTTGGATTCTTTACAGTTGCTGATGGGGAAGGTGGCTGGGTTACCCTTCGTATCAAGAAGGAAAACTGGGCTGATGGAAAGGCTGTTGTTTCTTACCTCAGTGGCTCAGACAACACAGTTGCTTACACCGCTTTTGGTTTTGTAACAGAGGCCGGTGTTAAGCCATGGGCACGTTTTAAGACAAGCCACGGACGCATCGTTGCCGCTGCTGAGTTTCTTGTTACTGGCGATGTGGACGCAGCACGTAAAGAATTCCTCAACGTTGCAGAAGCACGTGCGATGGCATCTGGTCGTTGTGCTTGCTGTGGACGTATGCTTACGGTTCCTGCCAGTGTTCACCGTGGCCTCGGCCCTGAGTGCGCTAGGAAATACCTCTAGCGACTTGCTTTAAGGCGGCTCAAGGGATACTCTCTCTTGAGCCGTTTTTTTTATTTAAGGGAAGTAGGGAGATGCTCACACCGCAAGAAATACAAGAAGCGATTGAAACAGAGATGACTCGCATGGAGGCATTGGTTGACGAACTACGTCAGGCTGGTCATGACACAGCAACGGCTGAGGTTAATTTTAAAATTGAATTTGCACGTGAGAGATTAAAGGCTCGTTCGCAAGGCGTTGTTAACGGAGTGAAGGTAAACGTTGACACTGCGGATGATGTTGCAACGGTTGAGACCGAGCAAGAACGTCATCAGCACTTGATTGCAACTAACAATTTGCTAACACTTCGTGAAGCATTGCGTGCTTGTCAAAATACAATTGATGCACTTCGAACACTTGCAACTTCAGCACGTAACATTCCATAATGAAAAGGTTTCAACCACCAAAAAATGTAAACAAAAGATTGTTGGTTGAACTTGGTCTGCAATGTCAAAGATGTTCAATTGCATTTAATGACCCGCATTTAATTGAAGCGTGTCACGAGATAAAAGAAAAATGTTGGATTTATTGTCCCCTATGCTCACCGGAACGATATACAAACTTTGTTAGACCCGAAGTAGAAATACCATAAACCGGAGTTCATTTAAAAGCGTCGTGTAGCCTTTTGCTAAGCCAACAGAGTTGGAAAAGGTTATGGACGAATCAATCATCAGCACAGACACAGTAAGGGTTATTGCCCTTGAGGAGGGTCTTCGTGCTGGCATCGTTCTAGACAGTCTTCGCCTATCAATGCTGAACCAAGCAGTTGACTGGCTATGTGAATTAACGGGTATGCCAACCCAAGAAGTCCGCCGACAATTAGCCCAACAAAAAGGTGGACAAGTGGCCAAGTCTTTGAGTACTATTAACGCTGTTCGTTCTGTTCTCAGTAACGAACAAAAACAAAAATAGTAAATCAAGGAAAGCGAGGGACATCATAATGTCCGCAGAAATAACCGTAGTTGGCAACCTAGTTGCAGACCCCGAAATTAAGTTCAGCAACAGTGGGAAGGCTTATTGCCAGTTCACCGTTGCCGTAGGTTCACGTAAAAAGGATTCCGACGGAAACTGGATTGATGGGGATGTTTCATACTTCGATGCAACAGCATTTGAAGGCATCGCAGAAAACATGGCAGATTCTCTAACCAAGGGAACACGTGTTGTCGTTACGGGCTCGCAGACAATGCGTAGTTACGAAGACAAAGAAGGAAATAAGCGAACCGCTTATGGAATCACGGTTGACGAAGTTGCACCCTCACTTCGCTGGGCCACCGCACAGGTGACAAAAGCGAACAAGGGTGGAGGCGGTGCTCCAAAGGCACAGTCTTCTTTCAACGAAGAACCGTTTTAAGGTCGTTAACTAACGGTTCTAGTCTTCTTCCCGTTAGTTAACTTGTGGGACTGCTTGAGTCGATAACATCGCCTCATCGGTGTTGCTATTTTCTCCCTTTAATAGTCACTCGGCTCAAGCAGTGCTCACGCCAAAGTTTTTCTTGATAAAAACTACATTGATGTAGTTCCGCATAGTATTGTCAAATGTCGTGGACACACCGAACTATGACGACGAATTTGATAGGGACATTACGAGCCCTTTCCAAAACTCGGGTAGCCCCATGCACTTCGCATTTAGCGAACTACATGAGTCGTTCATAACCCTTTTGCAGGTTGGCTTTAGCGAAACCCAAGCCCTTAAATTTCTTGCCTTTTGCTCTATTTATGATGGTGATTTCTAGTGCTGGACGAATTCGGGTTCTACAAACCCGAACCACCCAAGTATGAATTCATTGCCCTTGATATTTTCCTTGCGTTGCAAAAGCCAGAGTGGCAAGATTACGCTGCCTGCAAAACCCCTGACGCAGGATACGTAGATACCTTTTTCCCTGAAATAAATGCCCAAGGTGGAAATCACCTATCCGCTGCTAGAAAAATCTGCATGGAGTGCCCAGTTAGGTATGAGTGTTTAGAGGCCGGTTTGAACGAAGCATGGGGAGTTTGGGGTGGGTATTCACCATCTCAACGTAGGCGTATCAACTCAGCAATGAAAAACGGTAGTAGCCTATTGGAAGCAAGCCAAGCAATAGACGCACGGAGTAGAGATGCCCGATAACGAGCAGCAAATGCCGCAGGTAGATAATTTCTCGGAACTCGGCGCCACAGGACTTTGGCGCACGGGTGGATTCGTCATTGACGACATCCTTCCTCAACTTCGAGGACGGCAATCTCTCACTGCTTACCGTGATATGTCTGAGAATGACCCAATTATTGGAGCCATTCTTTTTGCTATTGAGCGTGTAATTCTTCAAGTCGACTGGCGTGTCGACCCTTACGACGACAATACAGGTGCCACACCAACAGATGAAGACCGTGCAGCGGCGGCGTTTGTTCAAGAGTGCATGGATGACATGAGCCACTCATGGCACGAACTAATGATTGCAATTCTAAGTTTTCTACCATTCGGTTGGTCATTCTTTGAAATTGTTTACAAAAAGCGCAGCGGTCCAGAACAAAAAGACCCAGCAAAGCGCTCTAAATTTAATGACAACAAAGTTGGTTGGCGCAAGATTGTTATGCGTTCTCAAGATTCTTTGTGGCAATGGCAGTTTGATGAGAGCGGTGGAATCAAAGCAATGATTCAGCGTGACCCAACAACTGGTCGCTTGAATGTAATTCCAATTGAGAAGGCTTTGCTCTTCCGCACAACAACAGCACGTGGTAATCCTGAAGGACGTTCAATTCTTCGTAACTGTTTCAAGTCTTGGTACTACAAGCGTCGTATTGAAGAGTTTGAAGCAGTTGGTGTCGAGCGTGACCTTGCCGGTTTGCCTGTTGCATTTGTGCCACCAGAATGGATGTCCGCATCTGCAACACCAGCAGAGAAGTCTGCTTTCCACGCAATGGAAAGAATTGTTCGTGGCGTAAAGCGTAACGAAACAGAAGGTGTAATCCTTCCAATGATGTTTGACGAAAACGGCAAGCAACTTGTTGATTTCAAACTAATGAACTCAGGCGGAGCACGCCAATTCAACACAGACCAAATCATCAGCAGATACAACCAACAAATTGCCATGACCTGCTTGGCAGACTTCATTATGCTCGGTCACGAATCAGTTGGTTCTTTTGCGCTTGGTGCATCAAAGATTGACCTCTTTGTTGCGGCTGTTGAATCATGGGTACGTCTAATTGCGGAAGTTATTAATAGCCACGCAATCCCACGCCTCATGTCTCTTAATGGTATGGACACATCACGTTCACCAGTCCTTACGTACGGCCAGATTAACGCCGTTGACCTTAATGAACTTGGTACATTCCTTGCGAACCTTGCTTCATCACAACTTCTTACTCCGGACAACAACTTGGAAGATTACCTACGTGAACTCGCTGGCCTCCCAACATTCCGTCCGCAGGAAGATGGTGCGGCTGTCAATACTCGTTACAACGACCTTCGTGAACCACCGTCAACAATGACTGACCACAATGGAAACTTCATTGGGGCAAATACAAACGGTGCTGGTACGACAAACGGGAATACTGAATCAGAAGGGGTTAAAAACCCTCAAGGTGGAGTTAACGACCAAAGCGGAGGAAGCGGCCTTCAGGCAAACATAACATCCGCTGGATATACAGGTGAAGCACCACCGCAATCAAAAGGTGGAAAGCCAAAGCCAACAGGGCAAAATAGTCCTTTGACAAATAATCAGGGAACAACTTCATGACAATTCGAATCCGAAAAGTAAAAGGTTCGAAGCCAAAAGGCGGCCCAATTGTCAAGACTTCTTTTAAATCTACAACACCCGTTTCAACAACTCGTTCTCGTATTAAGTAACTAAACGCAGTTTTGGAAAGCGTGGGGTAGCATTTATGCCAAGGCGCAAGGAGAATCACCTGTGGAACAGATGAACATTTTGGATGCCGTCACTGACGTCCTATTAAGCGATATTTTGGCCAACGAGACCATTTCTAAAGAGGTCCGTGAGTGCGCCGCCGACCTTCTTCAAGAGGGATACACCACCGCTGACATCCTTGCTATTTCAAAGGGCGAAAGTTTAGAAACATCGCTTGTCCTTGTCCCTAATGACGAGCCCGACGAAAACCCAATTTGGAAGCGCCTTGCTACAAAGATTTTTGGAGAATTGGAACTTTCTGAAGAGGCTGAAAAGCGTCTTATTTCTAGAAACGTTGCAAAGGGGCTTGCCTCAGTTTCTCACCCATTTACAAAATCACAAAATCAATTTGACGGTCGTGAAGCCTGCGTAATTTGCGGTTCATTCGTAGACCAAGAAGTTTGTGAACCACTAGACAAGGCAATTGGATTTCCATTTACTTTTGTAAATTCACCAGTTCCTGCAGACAGTGATATTCAAGATGACTCATCTGACTCATCAACTACTGATAACGCAGTGAAGGTTCAACTTGACCCAGCAACGGTTGCAGCAATTCTTGCAGCGGTAAAGGGTGACGATGACTCATCAAGTTCTACATCATCACCAACCATGAGTGACGACTCTGACTCATCAAGCAGTTCATCTTCGTCATCAAGTTCTAGCAGCAGCAGTTCTAGCAGTTCATCATCAAGCAGTTGCAGTTGTTGCGGTGACTCGTCCGGAGATTGCAGTTGTGATTGCGACTGCAGTTGCTGTGAGGAATCATCAAGTTCTAGCAGTTCATCATCCAGCAGCAGTTCTTCATCTTCATCCAGCAGTAGCAGTTCATCATCCAGTAGTAGTTCAAGCAGCAGTTCATCTTCGTCTAGAGATGAGATGCTTGGTGAAGACTGGAGAGACGGTCTTGACCCATGGCAAGTAGAACTTGCTGAAAGCCTTGACGAACTTGTTGAAGAATTGGGGCGCATCCCAACAACAGACGCTGCTTACACAGACACATCACCATACCTTGACAAAGGAATGAATTGTGCGAACTGTGTTGCCGGTGGCGACGAAAACGGTTGCAACTGGGTTGCAGTTAATTGCTCACCTAACGGATGGTGCAAATTTAATGTTGTCCCTGTAACCATTACTTCATCAGCAGAAGCAGCCGCTACATACAAAGCCGCAGCCTCTGACAAAAAAGAAGATGACAGCACGAGCAGCGAATACGAAGACGTAAGCGACCCAATGGGTGGCATGGGTGTTGCAATGCCTGACGACCTTAAGAAAAACGATGCGCCTGCCGGACCACTCCTTGTTGAGTCGGGACCAAAAGTTGAGGGCGTACACCTTGACACCCCAGTTTGGGGAAACAGTAAAAAGCGTAGACCACGCAACTTAAAGAACATTGCTGAGTCTGCTCCAGAGACTTTGGTAACTGCTAAGAGCGCTGACGCTGAAGAGGTTGCAGAAGAAGAAATTCCAAACGCAATAACAAAGAACGCAGAACTTCGCTACACGCTCGGACCTTGGTATGTTCCAAACCGTCACGACGCACACGGCGAGTGGACCGACCCACAAGAACTACAAAAGGCTCTTTGGGGATACGTCGAAAACGGCGACCGTGACATTCGCCTTCAGCACAACACATCAATCAAGGCTGGCAAGTGGGTAGAAGCGCTTACATGGCCGCACGAGGTTGACGTACCAATGGTTCAAGCAGACACCGGCTCGGTTCGCAAAGTTGCGTTTCCAGCGGGGACTGTATTCCTAGGAGTTGTTTGGGAGCCTTGGGCTTGGGAACTTGTAAAGAAGGGCGAAATCCGTGGCTATTCAATTGGTGGCACGGGCGCAGGCGTAGAAGTAGATATGCCTGAAGAAACAGCACCTCCAGTACATTTCCTAAACCAACAATAAGGACCCATCATGTTTGACGACGAAAACAGCATTAGCGAAGAAGAAATAACTGCTTGGCTACAAGCATCACTTGGCGAAGTTGTAACTCCAAAGATGGAAGAAACATTAGAAAAGAGTGACTCAGAAGGTCACCCATTTCGTGGTAACCAGTGGACCAATGGCGGTGGTGGGGACCCAACTAAAGACACAATTAAATCTCACCAAGACCAAGCAAATCACCACGATGAAATGGCTGCAAATGCAAAGTCTGACGAAGAACGAACTGCACATGAACAGGCTGCACAATCACATCGTGATGCTGCAATGTCATGGCGCATGACTGGTAGTAATGAAGAGGGCGGAGAGGGTGCACAAGTTGCAAGCGATGACGCTTGGGCCGATAGTGAAAATGCAAATGCAAAATCTGCCGTAACAAAAGGCGACACACCGGGACACCCATTTCACGGTAATCAATTCACCGCAGGACAAGGTGGCGAGAAAGACACAGCCGACAAAATCATGGATGCCGTTAATAAGTACGGCAATGAAAACCCCAATGCACAAATGAATAAGGGTTGGCAGACGGTCATGGAACAAGCCAAGATGATTGGTGAACACAAAATGGCTATTCCAAAAGAACTTGTAGATGCAGCGACCAAAGAAGATATGGACAAACTTACGGACAATAACTACCACAGTGCCCGTACGGCAATAGAGCACCAAAGACCAGAACTTGCCGATAAGCCAAGAACAAAAGAAGTTGACCTAAGTAATTACTTTAAGGCCGAATCACCTATTGACCCTTTAACAAAAGGTAACGAACCTAATTATGGAAAACTTATTTCCAGCCGTAAGAGTGAGCCAACAGACAAAGACCTTTACAGCAGTGTAAAAAGCGAAGCCAAGAAAAAATTTGATGTCTACCCATCAGCAGTAGCAAATGGTTGGGTTGTTCAAGAATACAAACGCCGTGGTGGAACGTACCACAAGCCCGTAACAAAGGGCGACGTTGCAGGTCACGCATTTCATGGTAACCAATACCAATCTGGAAACGTATCAACAGCATATGGAACTAGTTACAAGAGCAACGGAACAAACATCATTCCATCAAACGTCGGTGGCCGTGACTTTGACCTGAAGACAACAGTTGACCAAATTGGACGAATGAACATCCTTGCAATTTCTGGAGGAAAGGTTAACTCCGTGGCCGACGCTAAGGGCAATCAAGTTGGTCTTGAACTACCTGTCAGCAATGGATACTCAGTACGAGTCCTTCTTGCAAACGATGATACTTACACCGTCCAACGTTGTTTCACACGTGGTTCTAACGAATCAGTTAAGGGTGAACAAACTGGCGTGTACGCAGACGAAGTTGGAGAAACCGCCTACCAAGCCGGTATGTTCCGTTCTAATAACTTTGGTGACCACATTGTTACCAAGGCTTCAGATGAACTTATCTCTGAGTGGATTGAGCCTTTTGTTAAGGCAAAGCAAGGTCCGGAAGAAGTTTCTGCATCAGCAAATGAAGTTGTTGGCGTACGAATTGATGACTTTCCAACTGAGGCCCCTGCACTTGAAGAGCAATTAGTTTTGGAAATTCCAGTCGAAGAAGTCCCACAAGAAATTGAAGTTTCTGACGATGTTGAAAAATCGGCGGACGTTGAAGAGTGGACAATTCCTGTTTACAAGGGCGGCCAAGGTTCTGGCGAGCAAGCAGGCCACCCTTTTCGAGGTAACCGATGGACTGCAGGTACGGGTTCATCGGCACATCACGACGACCGTGGAGACAAAGGCAAAAATTACGGATATCACTTAGACGCAGCAGCATCACACATTATTGCTGGACGTGCCGCCCAGTCACAGGGTGACCACGGCGCCGCAATGCGTCACTTTAACGAAGCCGCTTATCACGCATCACAAGCATCAGCAAAACTACAAAAGCCGGGTGGTTTCACAAACCGCACACTTGGTGGTTCTGCGGAAACTCTTTATCACCTTGCACACGATGCAGGTAACGCATCTGAAAAAGCGAACTTTGCTAACCGTGAAGTAACTCGCTACACACGTGACGGCGGAAATGACCCAGCAGAACTTGCTTCACGTCAACAAGCCGCCAGCAGTGCAACAGAAGCAGCAAACCGAATGGGCTCAACACTTGAATCACACGCAGCAACGGTAGATTCAGTTCGTAGCCAAGTTGGAGACCCTACGCACACGAGCGCACCCGCACCCGTGAGCGCACCCGCACGAGAGGCTCAGGCAGGATAATGATTAGTCAATCAGACGTAACAGCAGCATTGCCAACAATCCTTTCAAAGACCTTGGCCAATGCAACAATCATGTATCACCGTGTCCACGGCTTCCACTGGAACGTGACAGGCGAAGACTTCCCACAATGGCACGCAAAGTTTGAGGAAATCTACTCAGACGTATACGAAAGCCTTGACCCACTGGCAGAGTGCATTCGTAAGGTTGGCGGGACTGCGCCATTTACACTTTCTCAACTTTCTACCATGGCATCAATAACAGACGAAGCCCCGGCAGATTACAAGCCAGCAACCCTCGTGGCAGACCTTCTTGCTACAAATACTGGAGTTATGGCATCTTTGAACATTGCGTTCCAAGCAGCAACTGCGGCCAATCAGCAAGGAATTGTTAACTTTCTTTCTGAGCGCATTGACCAACACTCTAAGTGGAACTGGCAACTCTCAGTTTCTTTGGCATAACCGGCATTTCCAAAAGTCCGGTGTAGCATTTCTGTAGAACGAAAGGCACTTTCATCATGATTATCCCCAATTCAAAGCCAACACAGGTTACGTTTTCTACCAAACCAACCAACCAAGACGCCGTAGTCGCAGCCACCCAAATTAGCAAAGCCACACAGGTTCGTCTTGCTGCACTTGACGCTCACGACAATGCAAACTTCCGCCTCCAAAAGGCTACAGAGTCACTCAAGGCGACTGAGGTTGCTTACCACGAGGCTCTTGCCAAGAACGCATGGAACGCCGAAGAACTTCGTAAGGCTTACAGCAATGCGCTCCTAGGATTCCGTGACGCAGACAAGGCCGCACAAGCAGCAGCCGCTGATTACACAATTGCAAAGAACGCCCTAGAAAGCCTTAACTCAATTGCAAAGCGTGAATTTTCAGACAAGAAGCGCCAAGAATTAGCCTCTAAGGGACACGCTCTTCCAGACGGCTCATTCCCAATCGTTACAGCCAGCGACCTTAAAAACGCCGTACAGTCAATTGGCCGTGCAAAGAATCCAGATGCAGCAAAAGCACACATCATTAGCCGTGCAAAAGACCTTGGAGCAACTTCAGCACTTCCAGAAGAATGGAAAGTTAGCAAGGCAAAAGACGAAAAGACAATGCCTTGGGAAGAAGATTCTTCAGAGGACAGCAGCAATGCCGATGACTCATCAGCACCAGCCAAGAAGTCTGTAAGCCCATTTCACTTTGAGTCGCTTCTACAAGGCGAGTCAAACTACCCAACAAAGTAAATTTAAAATGTCCTCACCCTTTCACCCTGACAATCTGCTCTACCCATTAACAAAGGGTGACGTAACAGGACACGCTTTTCACGGAAACCAGTTCACCGCAGGACAAGGCGGTGGTGGCGAAAACTTAACCCCCTCTGGTCATCGTCCATTAAGCGATATCGCTAATGACATTGAGAAGGTTTGGAATGCGAACAGCAAGAATGGCGTACCTTATTTTGCCAAGCCTTATCTCGACGCAATGAAGCAACTTCATGACATAAAAGATAACTACCACGCAGACACCGCTAAGAGCGTCGTCAATTACCTGCTCGCTAACATGGATAAGTTTCGTGGTGAGGGCGCTTCGCCGTTGAAAGCCGAACTAAAGGCATTGGTTAAATAATGTCTTCGCCGTTTCACCCCGACGAACTTCTTTACCCAATAACTAAAGGTGACGTTGCTGGTCATCCATTTCACGGCAACCAGTACACAGAAGGTTCAATGTCTGACACTGCAACTAAGTTGTCAAAATACGTATCAGAAAACCGTAGCAATCTTTCACCATCGGATGCGCATGACATTGCAGACAGCCACGCTCAACACGCTGATGTTCACGGACAAATTGCAAATGCTTTACGCCAAAGCGCCGACCAAGTAGCACTTGGTGGCATGGGCAATACAAGGCTCGCAAGTGCAATGCTTAAAGAAGCGGCGCTTCACGACAAAGCAGCAGACGCACACACAAAGGCATCAGATACTGCTCTAAAGAATCAAGGTGAGTGGGGCGGAAAACTTGGCGCCGGAGAAAAGATGCCAACATCTGCTCAAGTATCAGCAGCATCCTCTGCCGCAGCAAAGGCAACTGTTGCCGCATCGGGCGCACGTACTTCAGACCTATTGGGAGGGCAGATTCCAAATCTTCAACTCCCACTTGGCGCAAGTTACTAAATAGTCATTAACCCTTAAATACTGGGGTAAAGTAGTACTGTTCGCAGCCTTACTACGGAGTCATTAATGCCCAACTTTGAAGACGATATCAACGCATGGGTGCAAGAGGCTCGTGAAATTGAAATTCACAAAGCAGGCAATGCACAAGGTCTAATCGACTGGTACAACGCTGGAGCCGATGGCCAAATCAATTGGGGTTCGCCGGGAGACTTTGAAGCCTGCGTTTCAATTGCGGGAAAACACCTTGACAGCCCTGAGGGCTTTTGTCAACTTCGCCACATTGACGCAACGGGTGAACCAGCAGGCAAAGAGACAAAAAAATCAGTGGTAGAAAAAGGCGACGTAATTGGCCATGAATTCCACGGTAACCAATGGACTCTTAATGGAATTGCCGGACTTAGCGGTTCCCTGCGCACGCACGTGCGTGACGTGGCACAAATGCTTTATGTACGTGCTTCAAAAAATGAACCTGAAATCAGCAGAGAAATCCGTGAAACCGCACAGCAATTTGGCGGAAAACAGATAAAGCCACAATTTTCTTTAAAAACACCATCAAGCCTTGAGACAAAACTTCTCCGTGAAGCACCTGAATACCTTGACTCAAAGGTGGGGCAAATCGATGACGCCGCTGCAAACGTCGGAGATGCCGTGCGATTCACGCTTCAATACCCGGACGAAAAGTTTGCAGAAAGCGTTCAACAATCTCTTAATGACTTTAAATCAGAAGGTTTTGATGCGGTAAATGTTAAAAACTACTTCAACTCAGACCCAACAAATACGTACCGTGGAATTAACTGCGTCATGCGTGATACAACATCTAACCAATTGTTTGAGGTTCAATTTCACACACCTGAAAGCGCATCAACTGTAAACCTAACGCACGATATGTATGACTCAATCAAACTTGCGGACCCAACATCACCTGAGTATCAAGCAGTTAACAGTCAAATGGCGGCAATTTGGAATAAGGTTCCAATCCCCGCAGGCATAGAAAGCATTGGTTCAACAACCGTTAAAAAGAGTGGTTGGACTTTCTACCAACTCACATCAATTGACGGAAAAGAACGTCCACTTGCTTACTTCCGTTATGACGGTAAAACACCTCAATACTGGTCAAATAAAAATGGCTGGCAACTGTCGGGCGTGCTTTTAGAAATGCTTCACGAAGGCGACCCACGCTTAGACAAATTAGAAGACGACCCAACCCTAAAGAAAGAAAAGGGAGGGTCGGTGATAGCAAATTTGCTATCACACCGATTTCGTCGCATCATAAAGGGCGACGTAGCCGGTCACGAGTTCCACGGAAATCAATGGCAATCAGTTGCAGATGCAACAAACGCAGCAGACGACGCTGCAAGAAGAGCAAGTGGTAGGCGGTCAAGTTCAAATAAACGCAATGGAAATAAATCTCTTGACATGAAAGCAAGCATTGTAAAAAATGCGCTTGATAGCGTTGACCACGCACAACAGGCAGTTGCGCTTGCCGAAAAAGAAGGGGATGCTGGAAAAATAACTGACGCAAAGTGGGCGCTTTCTCAGGCAAACGCAGCGGCAAACCCTAAGTCAATAACTGATGACTTGAATAAAGGTTTTAAAACTTACACCGACACATCTAAAGCGCTTATTGGTAAAAACGGAATTGTTAGCGGAAATCTAAAAGTTTTAACAGATGATTTAGCAGAAACCCAACAAAAATTAACAGAATCAAATCAAGCAATAAATGATGCAAAGGCGGCAAACGACCCCGAGGCGTTAAGGGTCGCAACAATGAATGCCTATAACCAAGCAAAACAAATTGCTTCAATATCTGCATTTGTATCTTCAACGCAAAGATTTGCTGGTGATAAAACCGAAGCACTCGCTATGCAAAAACTATCTGAAAGTTCTACTTTAAATTTAGTAGATTCAACAAAAACAAACCTTGTTGAATCTGGAAACAAAGCGCTTGAACAAGCGAACGCACTTTTCAAACAATCGGAAACAGCACCTGATGACGCCTCAAAACAAGCATTATTAGACCAAGCAAAAGAACTTTACATGACTTCAAAATCTTCCTTTGGTTCCGTAAGGTCAACAGGGGGCAAGTATCTATCAGATGAAGAAAACAAAGCATTGACAGAGGCTTCAAACGGATTTAATTCAACACGTATGGCTTCTTCTTTTATTGATGTAAAAAATGGTTATTCTTCTGTTCAAGACTCTGTTAACAAGGCACTGGCAACAACCGACCCCAAAGTTTTGGCTGATGAAATAGCAAACGCCTCTAATCAACTTAGGGCCATTGAATATTCAGCAAGAATTGTTTACAACAATGCCCCATACGGTTCCGAGGAATCAAATTTGGCTCGTGGTGTCTACAACAGCAATGGACAATTGCCACAACAGGTTGCGGCAATAAAAAATATGTCTGACTCAATAACGCAACTAGCCCAAGCAGATGCCTTGAGCAATTCCTTCAAATCAAACCCAACAACAAATTTAGAAGAAAAAGCAGTTCTCGCTGGTAACGTAAATGATGCTTACCAATCAGCATTAAGTAATGCAATAGAAATAGGAAGTACCAAATATTCCTATGTAGCCCAGAGCCCATTGTACGACCCAAGCACATACACGAATGCAGCGACTGGTCAAACAAATTCAAACGCAGACCTTGGGGTTGCACGTGCTCTCATGTATCAGGAAATTGGAAATAAAGAAACTGCAAACATATCTTCGTCAAATTCTTTGGAAGACAAATTCAATGCCGCACAAAAAGCGTTGTATTCTTATCAATCAGCATTAGACCCAAATGCGTTAGGAAAATTGCTAAACATATCATCAGCAAACGACTACACAAATGCTTTGTATTCAGGAACTGCAAATCTTCGTTCATCACTTCTATCATCACTAGATTCAGCACTGCAGTCTGTTTATCAAAACGGTGCACCGTATTATGCACAAAAAGTTAATGATTTTGTTTCGGGTAAAAGTGGCAGTGTCAGCCAATCGGGTGCTCAGGATAATGCCAACCAAGCATATTCTTACTATGAAAAACTTGCTCAAAGTGCAGCGGCCGCCGGGGACACAGCAATGCAGGCTGTTTACCAACAGCAGCAACAAGCAGTTCTTGCACAAAAAGATTTAATTCAAGCAGAATCACTTAACCGGGAACATTTACTTTAGGAACGATGATGAATAACGTACAAAAAATCATTTACCTTTTGACAAAAGGCGGTCAAGGTTCTGGCTCTCCGGGTGGTCACACATTTCGTGGCAACCAATGGACAAAATATGACGCTGAGGGAAACCCAATACCCGGAGTTAAGAATAGAAGCAACAAAACATCTGAGCCCAAAACACCACGTGCACCAAAAGTAGATGAAAAGTTGCAGCGTGCGCAAGAGTGCGCACAAAAAGTCGCTGACCGCATTCGCATACCTGCGGCAAGACAGGCTACCTTTACAAAAAACTTTACAAAGTTACTTACTAGCCCTGAAGAATTCCGTACCGCCCGTGCTGCATCTGGAGAATTAAACTCAACTGACAAATCTGGCGCTGCAATTCTTAGCATGATTGAAAAAACGGGAAAACCAAATGTCCTTAGCAATGATGAGTTTAATAAAATAAACAGCACAACATACTTTTCTGGTCTTGCCTCTAGAAACTCAACACAAACCCTTGATGAAAAAATGGCAACTTTAGCCTATGGAGAAACACCTCGTTACGGCGGTGGTTTGTGGGGGGCCGCTTTTTATGCAAGCCCAAATATAGAAACCCCATCGCAGTATGCTGCTAGGGGCTCTGACGGTGGAATATTTAGATTTAAGATGAGCGACCCAACAAACATTTATAATTCAAAAAATGGCGAAGGAATTGTTGCGCTTTCTGTTTTGTCTGCAGAGCACGGAAGCGATGGAACAACAATGGGCGGCATGGAAAATCCTCGCTACAACATTGGCGCCGTCATGTTGGAAAACGGCTATGACTCTGGCGAAGTTAAGCGTATATCAAACGCATTATTTGACACAAACGATACAATGAGCGCAACCACAGCACTTGCTGGTTATGACGCTATGTTTGCAAAAAGTGATAACTATTTGATGGCATTTAATCGTGGTGCAATGATAATGCCAAACGTTTATTCATATTCAGACAGAAGTTCTCGTTTGAATTCTGACTATAATTATGTTTCTGCAACAGGAACAACTCAGGCGGGAATTGACGCTGGAGTAATTGACAAAGTAATTCCTCAAGAAAAAGCATTATCAGCAACTAAAAAATCTGCTTTTAAAACTATTTTGTTTTTTACTGTAAATGACACATCAACCGATAACCCCTCTGGAGAACTAACTATCAACAAGGGTGCAATCACCACAGAAGATGGTTGCGCAAAAGTTTTTGTAGAACAGTACGCAAAGAAGGGCATGAGTCCTCAACAAGTATTTGACCTACTTTCAGATGACTGGTCAAACGGTCACTTTTACACACTTCCCAAAGATGATGATGTTTTGGAAAAAGGTGACGTTCCGGGACACGCTTTTCATGGAAACCAATGGATTACTGATGCCGACTTAATCAGGTCAGAGCACGCAGTGAAAGATGGAAAGACTCACAGCGTTGTATTCCGTAAGCCAGATGGAAGCCTTGACTCAAAAGTCTTGAGCATCCCACCGCAATTTAAGCCAAAGAAATTTGCAAATGAGTACGCCGTTCGTAGAATGGGAAATTCCCGAGTCGCAAGTATTGAATCGGTCGAATAACAGATATGGAATCCCGGGACGAAATAGTTTTGGAAAAGGGCGATGTTGCTGGTCACGCCTTTCACGGGAACCAACACACTGGGGGAATAGGCGGAACAGCATTAGCCGAGAAGCCACACCTTCAATACATCGCCGATAAAGCAAATGCTTTTTTTGGGGCGGGCGGAACCGTAACTAAATACAGTTTTGACAGCAAAAGTAAAAACGCTGACTTAAAAGACGAAATGATGTCTATTAGGGACCAAGCCAATGCAATTGCAGAAAAGGTTGGAACAGAAGTAAAGGTTATGGGCCGTGGGGTTTCTACCACTCAACTCGTTGCACACAACGACGAAACATGGAGACGCCTTGCAGAAATAGGCGGCGCTTACGAACGTGCCGGAATTTACAGCAATGACCTTTTGGTCGCTAGAAACTCTGATGGTCAAATCGTAGGTGCAATGGACTTTAGGCCAAGTGGAAGCAATTACGAGATTGGCGTTGTCGGGGCCCTAGGAAGCGCTGAGGGCGCTGGAACAGCACTTGAGTACGAGGTTGCCAAGTTAGCGGCAAGTAACAATGCGGGCGTAATGAGCACTACTGAGTTCAACTCCGCTCCTTATCACCAAGCAATCGGTCGTCAGTTTGAGGGATACAGCAGGTCTGCTGAGGGTAGCGATTGGCACCCAACCACAACCCCCGTTAACGGGGATAAATCATTCTGGACCGCAGACCAAGTAAAAGAAATTGCAGCAATACCAGTATCGGGCCCTGCTTTGGTAGAAAAAGGAGACAAGGCCGGACACGAATTCCATGGCAATCAGCACACGGGCGGAATAGGCGGTTCTGGTAAAAACTTTATTGGACTTAAAACAACAGAAATAGAAAAAGTAATCCGTACCAATCCATACCAAGGAAAAGGAAAGCAGAATAAGGGAATTTCTATTGTTCAATTAAAAGACGGTTCACACGCAGTGGTAAAAACTTGCCGTGATGAATTTGACGCAATGCAGGAAGTTCTTGCCGCAAAGGTGGGCAAAGTATTAGACTCACCTATTCGTGACGCACAACTTGTTCCCGGTTCAAAGACAGAAGTAATGTCACCACTTGTGGAGGGGCAGACGGTTATTGAAAAGGGCGACGCCTACAAAGACACACCAATAGACCCAAGGCTTACATTTTTTGATGATGTTATTGGAAATCAAGACAGGAATCCGGGCAACATAATTATTAGTCCAGATGGAAAACAACAAATTGGTATTGACCACAGCACATCTTTTCCGATGTTCAATATGGACCATTTGACCCCTGACTTTACTGAAATGGGAAATCCAACAAAAGACCAAATTATGACTTGGACAAAAGGACTCGAAGCGCTAAAGCCCGATTTTCAATCAAATAATCTTGACTACAGCAACCAATTTGAATCAATGATAAGCAATTGGAAAACAGGGGCCGTTTCATACATGGCTGCGAATGGAATGCTCTAATGTTCCAACCTAACTTTGTCACTTTCACCAACCTTGAAATAACGGAGCGCAACCCAATTAACGGGAACGCTTTTAAGGGCAACCAAAATGGTGGCTTTAACTTTGTTCGTTTCAGCGACGGCTCTGGCGGAATCGAAAAGCACATGGAAGACTGGACCGGTAACAAAACGGGAAGGCTTTACAAGGGGGAAGTGCTTGCCGCTCAGGAGTACCTAGCAGCCCGTGTAGGCGAAGTAATGAACGCACCAATCCGAGACTGCCTATTTACTGGTTCGGACGCCAAAAACGTAATTATGCCGTACATCGAAGGAAAGTCTGGGCTTGAAGATGACGATGAGTTTCTACCATCCAATGCTCAGGGCGTTGCCCTAAAACTATTTGACTTTATAACAGCCAATGCCGACCGCCGACCAAAGAATTGGATAAATACCCCGGACGGAAGAATTGTTGGAATCGACCACGCTCTTTGTAACTTCCGCCCCCGCCAAGCCAAGCCAGAATTGGTTACTGAGTTTTGGAACGCTGGCGTTACAGCAGATGCTCTCCTAATCTTGAGACCCAAATTGGAATCGCTACGTCCCAAGTTTTCTACCATCGGAATGGATGACAAGTTCATCATCATGATGCGCAATCTTGACGTTCTTCTTGAAGCACTAAGTGTGGTTGAAGTAACTGTAGAAAACGTTCTTCATTTATCAAAAAGCGAAAACGCATTTACACCACCAGCCGGAGTGCAACAAGCAGCAAAAAGAGCACTTGAGTGGATGGCAGATGGAAAAGCCGGTGGTGGATTTACTTCAGTTGGTAGAAAGCGTGCATCAGACCTAGCCCGTGGAGCCCACGTATCTGAAGTAACAATCCGTCGCATGAAGGCGTATTTTGACCGCCACCAACCAGACAAAAATTCACCACACTGGAATGAACCAAGTCCCGGAAAAGTTGCATGGTACGCATGGGGCGGAGATGCTGGTTATTCATGGGCAAAGAAAGTTGTTGCTCATTTGAACAGAGAAGATGAAATTAAAAAGGGAGACGTTGCAGGACACCCTTTTCATGGAAATCAATACGAAAATGGTGAGAGTGGCAAAGCCTTTGCAAGGTCAAAAGATTTTATTTTAAATAATGTTTTTACAACCCGCTCTATAGAGGGTTCGGAGTGGTCTAACTACACCATTAATTCAGAAGAAAAAGAAAACTACACGGAAAACCTTTCCAAAATAATCAG